TGTATTACCACCCCAATTGATGTTCTGTCATTTATGTTGATTGATCTGTCACGGGATGAATAAAAAGCACGGGATTTTTTACCTTTCAAAAATTTCACCCCTACTTTTTGAGGCAGTATGTCTTTATGGACAACGAAAGACAGAAATTCAGTCGCCACCCGTACTGACCCGGACAACCTGTCTTCAACCGTCTTTGTGACTTTCCCAAGAATTGATTCCGGTTCCCCCATTGCTTCAAGATCTTCAAGCCAAAGATTTTGACGTGCCTTTTGGTTCACCTGTCTGGTCAAATCAACAATCGACCGTTCATGTTTGTGAAACTGTTCTGCAAAATGGTTTGCCCCTTGCCGCCTCCGGGCTTTTTTCGCCCGGTTATATTTCGCCCTGAACTCTTCCCGTCTGTCCATTAGGTCTTCAATTTTTTTAACTTCTTCAGAGGAAAGAAGAGAAGCAACCTTCTCCCGCTTTTGCACATTGGACGGGGGTGATTGATCACCAACATTTTTGGTCGTCTTTTGTGACTTGTCACGTTTTCGGGGTGTCACCGGGGCGGAATCTCCGAACGCCTTTTTGAAGGCATTTGGTTCTTTCGCCTTCATCTCGTCCAAAGTCAAAGGTTCAAAGTTCCGGTCAAATTGCAGATCCCGGAACCGTGCCGGGGACAACCCGCCATCTAAGAACAACTTTGCCCGTTTCTCTCCCAAGGCATCAATCACCGTTTGACGGTCCTGTTTCTTCAACCAGTCGTAATAATTGTCCTTTGCCGACACAGGACCAAATTCGGCGGATCTGGTCGCCCCTTCGTCAAGGAAATCGTATTTTGGGTTCGTCACCGGGACAGTCGTTGAACGACAGTTTGGATGGATCGGCGGAATCGGTCCTTTTTCAAATTCAAATTTGCGACCGTCCAAAGACTTGCATTGGGAAGATGTCTTGCGGTCCAAAGTGGACAGCCATTCATAGCCCCGGACGACCTTGCTGTTCTTTTGCCAAATCTCCATCCGGGCAGAACTTGCAACGTGTTGGACCGATGTTCTGACAACCGTTGAAGCATTCCGGCGGGATATGTTCAAGATCCCGTCTTTATATCCATTTGCCTTGGTCCCGATAATACGGCGGACAGCTTGTTGGTTTGTCTCCCCCTGCGACCATGCCAAGCGGATGACATCAGAAACCCGTTTCGACTCTATCTGGGTGAAATCCTTCTGCCAAGATGCCAAGAGATCCCCATTGACAGAAAGGGGACGTTTCAGGATGGCACGTTGCAGATCTATCTTGGTGAACTTTGCCAGTTTGGTCCCCCTCAGATCAATGAATTTCCCCAATGCTTCAAGTTCCTGTTCTTGTGTCAATTGGGCGATACCTGACAAACCAATGGCGAAGTCGTCCATGTAGGAAGAGAAAACCTTGATTTGGTCCTCTTTCAGATCCCGGATGAAACTTTCCAGTTTTTGCCGGGGTAAAGATTCAAATTCATCATCCAGTTCGATGAATGCCGACCGGATCAATTTTTCAATCTCTTTGAATGCCTCGTTGAAGTCCCGGAATTGCCCGGACTTGATCCGCTCCAGCAGGACTTGCCGTTTGATTGCCAGATCTAAATAGTTGCTTGCCATCAACTGAATCTCTCAATTGCGAACTTCAAGGCAACCACAATTCCGAACCCAAGGGAGACCCGGACAAATAGTTGGTGAATCGCCTTATCAGTCTTGTCGGCGAAAGGTCGGAAAGTCCCCTCTTTGAATTTGTAAAGGTCTTCCCGGTGATCCTTCTCCTGTTCTTTGACGTTGCGAACGTCTGTTTCCAACGCCGCCAACCGTTCTTCAACTGTTGGTCTCTCACTCACGTTTCATTTCCAATGCTTCAATTCGGATTGAATGACTCTGAACCAATTGTTGCAACCACTGCGGGGGGTATTTTTCAGAGATCTTGTCGAAAACTCTCTGCTCCAGTTTGGTCATTGCCAAATCCACTTCTGCCCGTGTGTAGGTGTCAGCACTCTTGGTCAGGTACTCAAGCTGTTGGGTGATTAACTTCTGATTGGTGGAAACCTCATTGAGTGATTGTACAACCCAAATGTTGAAGCCAACGATGAAAGGGAAGCCGAAAGCAAAAACGGTAATGGATGCCCTGAAAAGGATGGACCATTTACCATTTAGGGAACCGATGCGGTGATCCCTCTTTATTTCTTCCAAAACCTCTTCAGTTTCTTTTTCCATGTCTATATTTCCCCGGTTGGGTTGTCTCCGGCGATGGATGCCTTTGCAATCTCATCATCCGTCAGTTTTGCCCCTTTTCTCCGGGCGTTGTCCCGGACTTCCTCCAATGAGAAAATCCCTTTGAAGTATCCGTCGGTGAACTCTTGGGCAGTCAGACCCCCGAAATCATATTCGGTGTTCAATTCGACCTTCACATTGCCAGAAGGTTCATTCAAGAACTCTTCGGCGATTGTGAACGCCTGAACATAGCCGGAAGAGACGTTATTGGCTATACTGGACAGGACGGACACCTCCCCGGTTTTGTCCAACCCGGCTTCAAATGCGGTCTTTTCAACAGTCTGGGCTTCAATGAGTCTTCCCCCAATCGCCTTCATCTGCTCGACTTTGTCTTTCATCAACTCAGAAGACATCGTCGTCGAATTGGCCTGAAGCATCTCCGCCTTACCGCCTTGGGGTAAAAGAAGGGCATTCCCACCACCGAAAAAGATCCCGTTTTTGAAGAATCTGTCCGCCCATTCTTCAGTCAACCCGGAGATGGCGATTCCGGTTTGCCCTTCATGGAATGCCGACCATTCAACATCCGCTGAATTTTGATAGTGGGCGATGTTTGTGTTCGCCAAATCTATCAGCGGCGGACGATCAACCCGTTCGTCGTTGTTCTCTGACCCAAGGAAAATAAAAGGGATATATCCCAAAGGTCTCCGGTCGTATCGGAAAATGAACCGCTTGGGTTCCACAATCTCAAATTGAACCTTCCCATTCTTCCTTGATCCTTCGACCTCCCCATAGACTTCGACCGAAACCGCCGGGATGGATTCTTCAGAGTTTTCAAGTTGTATCTGCTCCCAGCGGTAAACTCTCCAACGGTCTTCAAACTTCTTTTCAAATTCATCAATGGCAATCTCTTCCTGTTCAAAGAGAACCAAAGTTTGCAGTTGTTTGTTTCCGGTCTTCCGGTCAACTGCCATCGTCCAGTTGATGACCTGCTCTGGTTGGTAAAAAAGAATTTTGGGCTTCAACCCCCCATTTTCCAAGTCTGCCTTGGTGACGACTTCCCCTTCTTCAATGGTTGGGAAATCGACAAGCAACCCGGAACGCCCGAAACCCAGAACGTCACCAAGAACCGCCTTGGCTTGCTGTTCAAATGTGGTCCCTGCCCCGTCGATGTCTCCCGCCATCATTTGGATGGAGTCCGGCAATTCAAATTTTGTTTCACGGATGAAGACCTCCCCGGTCAACTCTTCAACGGTCCGCCCGGTGACGTTGAAGAATCTCGCCCGTGCAAGATATTTCTCGTTGATCGCCTCATTTTCAACCGTGTCGGGGCTTGCAAGGATTTCGGGCAGGTAGGTCTTGCCGCCTTCTTTGATTGCTCTCTGTCCGGCGATGCAGTCCCGGATCAACGCCCAATCCGGCATTCTTTCAAGGACTTCCGGGCGAATATATCCCACATTGGGGGTCTTCTTTTCTTCTGCCATGGTCGGGTGATTGAAAGGTTGTTTGCCCCAAAGTCGATCCTCTTTTCTGGTTGCAAGAAATTTCTGGTCTTATATTTCGTCAGGAATGAAAGAAAAACTGATCAATGGACAGAGACCTTGCCATTTTATCGGCGGCTTGAAAACTGCCCAACTTGACGACTCGAAATGGGAGATCCTGCTTGACGATTTCCAATGGGAATATGGAGCGGATACCCCGATCAATGTTCCGGCGGGGGTTGTGTCAGATGGCGGGCCAAGTGTCCCACCTTACCCAGTCTTCTTGCTTGGTGGTCTGGTTGCCGGGGTGGTCGGTGGTGGTCTCCTCTGGTTGTTTGCTTTCCCTTGGTTGTCTTCGCTCCCAGTTCTGTCCCTCTGTGCCATATTGGGGGTTCTCCTTGGTGGTTTAATCCGTTACCGAATCCGCCCGTCTGTCTTCAAAATCGTCGGGTATCTTCACGACTATCTCCGGGTTTTGTTGACAACTGGAAATGCAACCACAGATGCCATGTTGAGGGACGCCGCCTATTGGAACCGCCCGGACAAACTCACTCCTTTTGATGCCTGGTTGATTTATCTTGGGGTCAGGATCGGGACTCACACCGGGTTCAAATCTGAACCACCCCAATCCGTCATCGACGATGCAATCAAAGTTTTCGCCAAGCATTTAGGCGTTGAACCCTCCGAAGTCGAATTCATCCCGGAAACGTCTTTGGTCAAACTCAAAACACACCATGAAAAATAAACTGATCACCCTTGCCGCCCTTGCGGTCCTAACAACTTCAACCGGATGCGGGCTGACCTCCATCTCGCTTGCGGATGGAATCATCAAATTTGAGGCAAACTTGCCGGATGGCAAAACCGGGAAGTAAAAAGACCCGCACCGGGTTCTCCCAATACGGGTCAAAGCGAAACCCCACCGGGACCAAAACCGGTGGGGTTTCTTGTTTACCTTCCCTGCTTTGAGAAACCAAGAAAACCAGTAATATGACCTCCCCAAGGAAAATTTTTTCATTTTTTTTGCAAGATTGGATTGACACAACCAAAATATTTGGCCATCTTAAAAACCATGTTCACCTTCACCCGCATTCTTCTCTCTGGTCAAGAGACCGAAAAAGTTCACCTCAACAACCGTTTGGGAGTTGAAGAACACGTTGCCAGTGTCATCAATCGGGTCCAACGGTTCCGGTTGGTCAACGATGCAACCGGGCAATCAAAAGTTTTTGATTTCAACGGGGGACAATTCGTGGAAATCCAGTTGTAAACCCCGCAAACTTTCAAGCCCCACTGGGAACAGTGGGGCTTTTTTGTGTCACCTTGCCCTCGTCGTCTTGATGTCCTGAATCATCGCAGGTCTGTCCTCCAAAACCATATATCTTGTTTCGTCCCAGACGTGGTCCTCTGCATCGGTGTCAACATCGTCCGGGTCGTCTTCATCCCTTGGCAAATAGGGGACCGTCTGGATGAACTCATCACAGTTGTCCATCACATAGAACCCTTTACCTTCTCCGGTCACAGAGGACGCCAGCATCGACTTGAACATTTCCAACCCATTCTTTCTTGATCCTGGTTTTTTGTCCGCCGGAATCCATTTGATCCCTTCTTCCTCCATCTTGGAAGCAATCGACCCACTTTCCTTTTCAGTCACGGCGTAGATTTGAGAGTCGGCGGGACCAGGTCGGAACCTGGATTGAACCCAACCATTTTTCAAGAGCGATTCTCCCCGTTCCCGGATCTTCCGGGCGACCTTCTTTGCTTCCCAACCAACACCTTTATTCGTTCCATAGGCGGGGACAAACTGCCCGGAACCCGTCTTTGTGGTCAGTACACCATAAAGACCTGCGACCCGGATCAAAGACCCTTTCTTGGGGCAAAACTTCTTTCCATTTGGCAAGGTCACTTCTTCACCGTTGGCAATCGCCCAGAACCCGGTTGAGAAAGGATGAGAAGACCCCCAGTCGAAAGACCGGGCCAACTTCCAAGATGCAGGGACTTTGAACCGGGGAATGATGTGAGTCCGGGGTTCCCAAAAACCATCTAAAGCCCCGCCGGAGGCAACCGCCCAGTCGCCACCTAGCCAGGCTTTGCGCTTGTTCGGGTCCCGGATTGCGTCCAATTCTGCCACATATTCCGGGGTCAAATAACGGTTCTCCCGGTAGGAACCAAAGATGTGAACTTGGCTTTTCTTGATCTCTTCTTTGCGTTGGGTCCGCGGATTGAAAACTGTGGCCTTGGTAATATAGGGGACACCGACGGGGGATCTGTCGATGATGTCCCGTTTGACCCAATTATGACCAGGTCCATGCGGATTGGTAGTGGAGAAGACAATCAATGGGATCGGCGGCAAAAAATGTTTCAGGATGTCTTTGGGGATCGGGTCACCACAGTCCCGGTAAAAGTTTGCCTCATCCAAAATCGACTTCGGGACGTTTGGGGAGTGTTCAATGGAATCAAAGCCGGAACGGTTGCAAGACATCATCAAATCATAAAGTTCCCGTGTTGGGTACATCGTCAGCTCATTCCAACCGATAAAAGGGTATTCGTGTCCATGGTACGCTTCATAGTCGGATGCCCGTTTGATATGCCGGAATAAAAGTTCCTCTCCACCAGGAAAAACCCATTTGTATTGATCTTTGGATGACTTCCATTCCGCCCCTTCAAAAACCTTTGGGAAGAATCTTTGTGACTTCGAAATGATGTCATCAAGATTTTTGTACGTCCGGCCAAAGATGACACCCCGCCAAAACTTCCCATAACCTTTGTCCACATAGGCGGCAAATTTTCCCAACTGTCCCTCCGTTTTTCCCGGTCCCCGTGTCCCGTGGTATAAAATCCGGTCAAAAGGACAGGCGATTGCCAATGACTGAGATCCCGGAAGAGGTTTCCAGACCTCTTTTGCTTGGACCTTGAATTTTTGACGACTAGGAATTTTGGCAATCAAAACAGGTGTCTATATGGGCCAAGTCCGGGGTGTTGAATGTGACATGTCACAAACCAACAGGAACCCGGATTTTGAATTTGGCATTGAGTAATGGGTGACTTCTCGCCCCGGTGATCAGATCTTGACCTTCATTCAGATTGATCTTCCGCCAACGTCGTCCCTGCCAATAAAATACATTGCCGGGCCGGATCTCCTCCCAACCAACGGTTTTCAATTTTGTTTTCTCCTCAGTTTTCATGGTTTGTCGAAATGGAAGTCAAATTCTTGTTGGGGGGGGACTTCTTGTTATGTTTGGTTCCTATTTTATCCCAGATCGGACTCTTGCGGTATTTGTCCAGAAATCCGGGCGTTTGTCGGTGTTGGTCGCCTTTCCCGCCA